GAAATCAAGGCCTCGAGCAAGGCCGAGCGTGAGGCGCTCCGCACCGAGCGCGAGATCGCCGCGGCTGGCATCACCGATGCCGAGGGCATCGAGTACGTGCAGCATGCCTACAGCCGTCTCCCCAGCGAGGGCCGACCCCCGCTCTCGGAGTGGCTCGGCAACAAGGACTCGCTCCCGAAGGCAGTGCGCGCCTACCTGCCCGAGGCCGCACCCGCCGCACCCGCTGCCCCTGCGGCTCCCGTTACGACGGCGATGCCGAAGGTCAACGCCGGCACGGTCACGCAGACGCCGCCGGCCACGACCGCGTGGACGCCCGAGGCGATCATGCGTCTCTCGCCCGCAGAGTTCAAGGCGAACGCGGCAGCGATCAAGGCAGCGTTCTCGGCCCCTTGACATTCTGTCACGCGTAGGCATACCCTAGCCGTGGGGACACTCCCCACGCGCTCGGGGCAAGCTCCCGTAAAAAGCGACAGGCGCGGCAACCTCGAACCTCTGTAGGAGGCCACTATGGCCAACATCGATTTTGCCGCTCTCGACGGCTACTCCCGCGTCGCCGCGGTCCTCTACCAGTCGATCGTGATGAAGCTCGCCGACACCGGCAGCCTTCGCAACGCGCCGTGCTTCCTCAACGTGGGCAGCGTGAACGGCACCGGCAGCGACAGCATCCAGGTCCCCGTGGTCGGCCTCAACGGCACCGACATCATGAGCGCCCCCGGCGACGGCGTGAGCGTCAGCAACACCTCGATCACGAACTCGGCTGCGACGGTCGTGGTCGCGCGTCAGGCGCTGCGCTACGACCTGACGGACCTTGCTCGCGTGACCAACTCGGTCCCCGGCGGCGTGGACCTCGACGGTCTGTCGAACGCCATGGTGTCGGCCTTCAACGGCCGGTTCAACCAGCTCGCGTGTGCGCTGTCCTCGGGCTTCTCGACGCAGGTCGGCAGCACGGGCGTGGACCTCACCACGGACACGTTCTACTCCGCGATCTTCGCGCTCCAGCTCCAGAGCGTGATGGGCGAGTACGACGTGATCCTGCACCCGCAGCAGTACAACGACCTGATGTCCAGCCTCCGCGCGGAGACGGGTCCGGCGCAGTACGTCGTGGCGAACCAGGAGCAGACCAACGCCCTCGGCGCGTCCTACAAGGGCAAGCTCTTCGGTGTCAACGTCCACGTCTCGTCCTACGTCCCGACCGCGAACGCGGGCGCGGACTACCGTGGCATGATGCTCGGCAACGGCGCCATCGCCTACGCCCTCGGCACCCCGGCGCCCATCGCGGCGGCGGGCGGCGTGATCATCCCGGCCGGCGCTCCCGTGGCGGTCGAGTGGGAGCGTGACGCGGCCAGCGGTCTGACCAAGGTCGTCGGCAGCTCCTTCCTCGGCGTCGCCGAGCTGCAGGATCTCAAGGGCGTCGGCATCCTGTCCGACCTGTGATGGTCTGCTAGGCTCTGCCTAGCGCCGAGGCGTGTCCGTGCTTATGGTACGGGCACGCCTTCGTGCGTAAGGAGAAACAACAGATGGCAGCGAACTTCGGAACAGCTGACGGCGGAAATTTTGCAGCGCAGCCCGCGTCTCGCCCGGCTGGAATGGCGACCCTGCTCAACCTGCCGAGCAACGCGGCGTGGTGGTACACGCATCATCCGGCGCACTGGCAGTGCGTGGACGGCGAGTGGCTCCCCGACCTCGGGCAGATGGTCGCGATCCCCGGCCTCAACCGCGTGGACAAGAACGGCGATACGGCGCTTGCCGAGGTCCACCTGGGGAAGAAGGGCGTCACCATCATCCCCTGGGAGATCGAGCCGGGTGGCTACTGCATCCAATACGCTGGTGCGAACGGTCCCGTGTTCCTCTCGAAGTGGGAGCGACCGAAGCTGGTGGCGGGTCAGACTCGCATGACGGTGGACACCGAGGGATATCAAGCCTTCTGCCGTCGTCTCGTCGCGGACGGCGTGATCAAGATCCCGGACCCAGACTTCATCGGTGTAATCATCGAGCGTCAGGAGCGCGTGGTGAGCGAGCACCAGACCCGCGCGCCGACGCATCCCGGCAGCGCGCTCGCGCTCCCGGTCGAGCAGAAGCGCCTCGAGGACATGCGCGCCGCGCGTGAGCGCATGTATACTCCCGTCAAGAGCACGAAGGTGAAGGCGTGAACGGCGAGCGTAAGGACATCTCCGCGGCGAAGGAATCCATGACGCGCCGTCTGGTCGAGGGCGGCATGCCGCCGCAGCGCGCCGAGCAGGTCGCGCGCCAGCAAGCGCAGAAGGCGGATCGTCGCGAACGCGATAAGTAAACGGCAGGGGGACACGATGAGCATCAGCGAGACGCTCTACACGGCACGGTTTCGCTCCGGCGAGACGATCGAGCGTGGGCGTAATCAGGATCTCACCTGTCCCGTCTACCGTGCGGGTGCGCTCGTCGCGCCGCTCTCGGGCACGCTCACGGTCTACAAGGCAGACGGTACGGTCGTGGTCAACGCCGCGGCCGTGACCATCACGGGCAGCGTGGCGACCTACGCGCTGCTCGGCACGGTGACCACGTCTCTCGCGCTGGAAGAGGGATGGCTTCTGGAGTGGACGCTCCAGATGACCGCCACGATGCAGAACGTGTTTCGCAACGACGGCGCCCTCGTCCGTCGCACGCTCTACCCGGTCATCACCGACGCGGACCTGTTCCAGCGCCACAGCGACCTTCCGGCGCTGCTCGCGACAGGCACGACCTCGTATCAGTCCTACTTGGACGAAGCGTGGGGCACGCTCACGAACCGGATCACGGCGCAGGGACGCCGGCCGTACCTCATCATCCAGCCGAGCGCGCTGCGTGACGCGCACCTCGCGCTGACACTCCAGCTCATCTTCCTCGACTTCCAGACGAGCGCCGGAGAGGGCGGTCGCTGGCAGGCCCTCGCCGAGCACTATGGCCGCGCCTACACCGAGGCGTGGGGGCAGCTCCGGTTTAATTACGACGAGAGCGACGAGAACAAGGTAAACCCGAACACGAAGAAGTCGGGCACCTCGACGGTGTGGCTCAATGGTCGCGGCGGCTATCCCAACTTCGGCGGCTGGTACTGATGGCAAGCAAGACCGTCAGGCAGCTGCGCGAGGACGTGACCGCTCGCATCCTCACGCTCACGGGCTGGAAGGAGTCGAGGGTCGCCCCTGACAATTTTGGTCGGGATGCGGACTCCATCGCCCACAAGGCGTTCGCCGTGCATCCCACCTCGACCGATGACCTGCGCGCCTACCGCGGGCGACCGGCCGAGGGCCTCCTCGTGGAGACGACGCTCGAAGTGCGCTACTCCTGGCGCCTCGCGCCGAAGGGCATGAGCGACAGTTACGACGATGCCCTCGATGGAGAGCAGAGCGTCATCAACAAGTTGATGGTTTTCGACCCGACGTGGCCGCAGTCCTACAAAGTGCAGGTCATCAGCACCACGCGCGAAACATCGGTACTCGGCGAATGGGTCGTCGGTGTGATAACGTTCCGCATCGTTCACACGCTTCCGCTCCAGTAGGGGGACATCATGGCTGTTTCGTCTGTCGTCAAGAACTTCCGCGACGGTACCATCCTCCTCGAGGACGGGACCACGCCCACGCCGCTCTCCGTCACGGTGCAGTACGAGAGCGGCGACTTCAGCATCTCGGGGCTCAACCAGAGCAACACCGAGGCGACGACGTACCTCGACCGCGGCGAGCTCGGCTCGGTGCGTAAGACCTCGCGCACGTTCCCGACGTTCTCCTTCTCGGCGCACATGACGGACCTCTCCGACGCGACCGACAAGCAGCTGTGGGATGCCGTGAACAAGACCGGCGCGTTCGCCTCGGCGATCTCCACGGGCGGCAGCGCCTCGGACGTGTTCATGCTCAAGGTGACGCTCACCGTGGAGGGGTCCAACTTTGGGGACGCCTCGGACCACCTCCTCGTGATGACGAACTGCCACCTCTCCATTGACTTCGCCGAGGGTGACCCGAACACCTTCACGGTCAACGGCACGGTCTACGGCACCATCACGGCGACCTAACCCCGCACGGGATCGCATCCCATGCCCGACGCCCCCCGTGCTACATGGTGCGGGGGGCGTTTCACGTCTGAAGGAGGAAGGAATGGAAGTCAAACTCGGGAAGTTCGCAGTCACGCTCAAGAAGCCGTCGTCGTTCATGTCGGCGCGCGAGGTCACGATCGCCGTGGGCGTTAGCGCCCTGCGCGGGCTCGGTGCGGCACTTGGCGTATGCTGGGCGAGCAAGCCATTGAAGACCACGCTAGCCGGCTGCAAGTACGATAGCCTCGCCTACGGCGGCGCTGTCGTTGACGAACTGGTAGCCCTGGGCGTGACCGAGGCCGAGATCTACACGGCCGGGAAGGAAGCCCTCGACCTCGTCCTCGAGGCCATCCCGCGCGAGCCCGAGGTCGCGACCGTCGAGGGTTTTACCGATCCGGAGCCGGAGCCCTCGACGCCGTAGCCATCGAGATCGGGCTCACGTTCTGCGGCGATCCCGACGCCTTCTATGGGTGGACACGCGACCAGCAAGAGCGCGTCCTCGCGTGGTGGCGCGTCAAGCACACGCCGCCGCCGCCGCCTCAACGCGGGAAGGCGCGTGAAGGTGATAGTATGTCCCCCGAGGCGCGAGCCTTCTGGGGGATCGGTGGCGGGTAAGAAGATCACGGTCGGGCGAGCGACTACTGCCATCGGGCCGGAACTCGACCGCGCAGTGGATCAACTTATCCGCGACCTCGCGGGTGACGTGGTCGAAGTCATCGAGGGTATCGCCGAAGGTCTGGCCGAGAACGCGCGCAAAAAGTGGTATGAAAACGTGAGGAAGCGATCGGGCAAGTCCGGCGCGGGCAACGACTACCGCCTCGAGGTGCGTGGCGATTCCATCAGGGGCGTCGTCTTCAACGATGCCAAGCAGGGAATGAAAGACCCAAAGACGCAGGGCATGATGCGCCGTACATGGATCGAGGGCAGCTACGCCTACTTTGTGCATCGCCCTGGTCCATTGTCGACGCAGCTTCAACGTCTGAACATGGAAGAATACAGCGAGGTCATGAAGTACTACCGAGCCACGGGGCGCATACCCGAAGGCATGGTAGCTACTGCCATGACCGACAAGCTCGGAAGGAACCGGCCTGTCGGCGTGTCCAAGAATGTCCCGAATCCAGATCGTTTTGACGGGAAAAACCTCTGGAAACTGCTCGTGCTAGACCCTAGCAAGCAGGCGATCAAGGTCAGCCTAAACGACCTTGATAAGGCGATGACGGCAAGTGGGAAGCGATTCGCAAAGGGGGTCTAGATGGCTACCGCAGAACTTACCGTCAGCGCCAACCTCTCGGGGCTGCGTCAGCAGCTGGAGAGCATCCCCGGCCTGACGGCAGAACAGGCGCGGCTCATGACGGCCGAGCTGAACAAGAGCATCAAGGCCAGCGAGCGTGCTGCGAAGGCCGCGGCCGATGCCAGCAAGCGGGCGATGGCTAGCGCCTCTGAAAGCGCGCGTGAGGCGGCTGCGGACGTGGGCAAGGTCGGAGATCGCTTCGGGACCGTAGGCTCGTCTGCGGGCAAACTGGCGGGCGCTCTGTCGATGCTGGGGCCGGCGCTCGGCGACAGTGCGCGCAACGTGGCCGACCTCGCGGACGTGGGCAAGGTCGGAGATCGCTTCGGGACCGTAGGCTCGTCTGCGGGCAAACTGGCGGGCGCTCTGTCGATGCTGGGGCCTGCGCTCGGCGACAGTGCGAGGAACGTGGCCGACCTCGCGGACGTTGGCGAGGTGGGTGCGCTGGCGTTCGAGGGCTTCGGGGCGGTGCTTCTCCCGCTGACGGCTACGCTCGCTCTCTTCGCAGCCGGGCTGGCACCCATCGGCGAACTCATTGTCGAGGAACAGCGACGGGCAGAGGCGACTGCTGCGGCACTCAAGACGTACGAGGCGGCGACCGCCGCTGCCGAGGCTGCGAACACGAAGTTCGCGACAAGCCTCTCTGGCGTGAACGATTACGTGCGGATCGCGACAGGTCTAGAGTCGCTCGCGGCGCAGAGCGCCCGAAAGCGTGGCGAGGCTCTCCGCGCAGAGGCCGACGCGCAGATGGAGGCCACGAGGGCGCAGATCGCAAGCGCCGACGAGTTCCTCGCTCTGCGAAAGGTCGAACAGGATGCGATCACCACGCGCATCCTTCTCGGAAAGGCGACCGAGGAAGAGGTCGCAAAGCTCGCAACGCTCGGCCCCGAGATCGAGGCGATCAATGCCGCTCAAGCTCGCCGTCGTGCGCGTCTTGAAGAGGTCAACGCATCGACCGAGGATAGCATCGAGTTCATGCGCCTCGAGGCCGAGGCGATCGACCAAGTCGCCCGCAACGATAAGAAGCGCGCAGCCTCGATCGATGCGAAGAAGCGCGCCGAGGAGAAGGACGCCGCGGCGATCAAGGCGATTACCGACGAGATCGATGCGTACCTCAAGATCGATGCCGAGTGGCAACGCAGTCTTGAGCAGGGACGCGTAGCCGCCGAGGCGCAGGCCCAGGCGATCACCGACAAGACGGTGCGTGCGATCGAGACGTACTCGGCGAAGCTCTCGGATCTCGTGCCATCGAAGCCGCTCTCGGACGTGGAGCAGCTGCAACTCCTGATCGCCGACCTCGACCTCGCGATGCAGCGAGCGCCGACCGAGGAACTCGGCATGCGCTTCAAGGCGATGTCTGACGAGGCCGTGGCCGCGCTTGAGGCGATCCAGACCAAGACCGAAGAAGCGTTCACGCTCGAGGACGCGGCAGCTTTCTTTCAGAACGTGCAGAGCAAAAGCTCGCAACTGTTCACCGACCTCGCCGCAGTCAGCGACTACTTCATGGCGCAGAGCGAGAACGCCGTAGAACAGGCGTTGGCCGCGCGAAAGTCGCTGGGCAAGGACGCTACGGCCGAAGAAAAGAAACAGGCGACGGAGCGTGTAAAGGCTGCGAAGGACGAGGCTCGTAAGCAGTTCGAGCTCAACAAGGCGTTGCAGATGGCGCAGATCATCGTAAACACGGCAACGTCTGCGACGCAGGCGGCGCTCGTTGCGCCACCACCTGCAAACATTCCGTTCATCGCTGCTGCGCTCGCGGCTGGCGCGGTCCAGCTCGCGACCGTGCAGGCGACCTCGCCGAAGTTCCACAAGGGCGGGCTCATCGGCCAGCCCGACGAGGGCATGGCGGTCGTCCGTTCTGGCGAGGCCGTGCTCAACCCGATGGGGCGCAGCCTCCTCGGAGACGACACCATCCGCGCAGCGAACGCCGGGATGGGCAGCGGGGGTGGCGGGCATGCGGTGCAGGTCGTCTATAAGCACAAGAGTTTCGATTACTTCGTGCGTGACCACTTGCGAACGAACGCTACCCTCCCGCGTGCGTTAAACGCTGGGCGTAGGCTCGGGCAGAGGGGAGGCTGATCATGGCGAACGCCGTTACCGTCAACGCTCTGCGAGGCATCCTCGTCCACGACGAGCGGATCAATGCGGCGTCCTTCAATGAGCCGCTCTCGACGCTCTCACAGGCTGGCCCGCGTCCAGGCGTCCCGGTGCCCACGCGCGCGACCGACATGGTCCTCGAGGCGAGCGGCGACAGCTTCGAGGGCAGCACCATCACGGTGCAGACGGTGCGAGCCGGCGGCGTGTCGGCATCCCCTGACGGAGAGATTGAGCCGGGCGCTTTCGCGATGCGGACCAACGGACTGAACTGGCTCGGGTGGAACGGCCCACTCGTGTTCTCGGGCTGGAGCCCGCTGCACACGTTCGCGTCGGGCGGTGCTGCGAACCAGTACGGCAACATGCACGCGGTGCACACCGACGATGGGACGATGCTCACGACGGCGCAGCGGTTCACGTCTGCCGGGTCGATCCGCAACCTCGTCGTGCTTCGCACAGTCGGCTCCACCACGACGACAATTGTCGTGGACACACAGGCCGCGGCGCTCGTGGCGTACTGCCCCACGCTCGTCAAGCTCCCCGAGGGTCGTCTCCTTCTGCTCTCCACGAAGAGCGTGACCGGCGGGCAGTACACGATCCGCGCGTGGATCTCGACGGACGACGGCGCGACGTGGACGCGCAGCGCGGACAGTGTGATCCGCGACGAGCTCGACGGTGCCGTGGTCGTCCCACGCCGTCTGCGTGCGGCGTACTCGAACGGGCAGATCCTCATGCTGCTCGCTTTCCGCGACACGTCAGCGACAGTTGATGACTCGTTCAAGCACTATGCGAGTGCAGACATGGGCACGTCGTTTGCCCTTGTGCAGAGCGTGGACAACACGACCGCTGCGAACGACTACACGGGCGGTGTTCACGACATCGTCGCCACACCATCGGGGACATTCCTCGTCGTGTTCTGCGGCTCGTCGCGCAGTGCTCCTTACGACTACGGCGCGAACTCCACGGTGCTCTATAAGCTGCTGCCGTCTGCGTGGGTCGCGTGGCAGACAGTGGTCACGCAGACGATTACGGGGCTGGGCTCCCCCAGCGCGAACCTTACAGCGGGCGGGTCGCTCTCGACCAGCACGGAGCTCTGCGCCACGCGCGACGAGGACGGCGCCGTCTACGTGTTTGCCCTAGACTTCGCGACGAACCAGCAGACGCAGATCGTGCGGAGCACCTCGGACGTGTTCACCGACTGGGTCGAGGTGGGGCTTCCTTCGGCGACTGTCCCGAACGTCGCATGGAACTCGGGCGGCTTCGAGTGGATCAGCGGCACGATCTCGGCGTACAACGGCACGCTCCGGCTCGTCTCCTCGTGGGACTCCGCGACGTGGCCCGGCCAGATCGGGATCACCACGTTCGCCGGGTACGCCACGGCGTGCGTGCCCTGGTATCCGGCGACCGAGGCGACCTCGGACAGACTGCTTGGATCGCGCCTTACGTGGACGCCGCATTGGCTTCCCGACGCGGCTGGGTGGACGCTCGCAACGGCTGGCGTGCCTACGGTCACGCTCAACGCTGCCGGCTACCTCTCGATCGTTAGCCCGGCCGCAGCCGTCAACACGTACACGCAGGCAGGCCCGGCGCTCACGGCGAACCACACGGTGGCGGCGTTCGCCGAGTGGATCGCGACGACGGAGCGCAGCGAGATCCGGCTCGCATCGAGCAACGGGACGCAAACATACGGCATCCGCGTGCGCTGCTCGGGCACGACAGTCGATGTCCTCGACAGCAACGGCGGGGCCTCGCTCGGCTCGGGAACCATCACGGCGGGAGCGCGTATCCAGATCCGCGCCTTCCTCGAGAACAACGGAGCCACGGCAAACGCCGTCGTGTACCTCGGCACGGGAGCGGGCGGCTTCATCACGCTGCGTCCGTCCAACCGCATCTGCAACGTCAACACGGTCAGCAACGCGGGTGTGACTGCCGCAGGTACCTCGGTAACGTGGGGGCAGTTCTCGCTCGTCAACCCTGCCGAGTCTCGCTGGTACGGCGTGGGCTGGATGGCAGCGGCGGGTGTGAGCAGCGTGTACAACCTCACCCTCCCCACAGACCTCCCCGGTCGCCCATTCTCGGCGTACCCGCAGACGCTCGACTACGGCACGCTGGTCCGCGCTGTGGCTGGCCCGACGCTCGCAGGCGATGAGTGGACGATCACGCCGCGGTATGACTACGCGATCTCGAACGTCCTCGTCAGCGAGGCCCCCTCGCCGCGTCAGTCGTGGCGCTCGGTTGATGCCACGCAGCACCAGTTGACGTGGGTCATCGAGACGGGAGCCGGCGCAGTCACTCCGCTGCGCGGCCCTCTCGGGGCGCTCTATCTGGGCGGCACGAACTTCCGGACGGCTACCCTTGAGGGTCGGAACGCAGCCGGCGCGTGGGTGAGCCTCGGCGTGATCGACATGGCGGCGCAGAGCCGGCCGCTCAAGTGGGTGCGTAACGGTACGATCATCGAGCCGGACACGAGCAGTGCGACGAATGCCGGGTACTTCTGGCCGCACGGCATCCTCCGCGGGGCGCGCTTCGTGCCGGACACGACTGCCGTCGCCGGGCTCACGGCGAAGGTGATCAGCAACTCCAGCGAAGGCAACTGGACGAACCAGAGCGGGCGACGGCTGCGACTCGAGGTGGCGAGCACCTCGGGCCTCGGGGCAAGCGGCATGAATGGCGCGATCGTCCACCGGAGCGGACTGCTCGTGTGGAACAACGATCCGCGCTACAACGCCTACCGGCTCACGATCCCGGCGCAGCACACGGTCGAGGACTACTTCGAGATCGGGACGATGGTCCTCGGCCACATCCTCGCGTTCGGGCGCCGGTACA